GACAAACACTAATCCCTATACTAAAATAAAGGAGTCCAAAACAAACTGAAATGAAATCACTGTATATTGTTGACTACTGGGTGCCGTTCCCTTCTTCCGAATATGGAGGTCTGATCAATCTGATTGCCGAGTCTGATACTGAAGCATTTGAGATTCTTTCACGAGAGCAAATGTTTGATGATCGTTACACTGATCGCATTATGGAAAGAGTCGTGAACGCTCAAAAGTTCGCTTTGGTTGATGAATATGAGTCTGGACTTCTGGAGGCATTTACCACATGACACAACTGTATCGTATTGAAGAACTGTTCTCTCACGGTTGGGCATTGATTGAAGAGGATGCAAAGAATCTGACGAAAGAACAGTGTGATCTAATGTTAAACAATTATCTGTCTTTAGGTTACAATCCAAAGTATCTCCGTGCAGTCCGTGATTCCTGAATTTCCACATCAAGCACCCAAAGGTTATTATTATGAACAAGTTCCATTCAAGCGTAATGTTACCGCAATCTGGATTCACAACACTCGTAAGTTTGATTATAACCTTGGTGCTTCTGTTCGGTGTATTTGGGGATTCTATAATTCAAAGACAAAAGAATACTTCGCCCCAGTTAATAGTAAGACCGTTGGTAAGTGCGTAAAGATTGAAGATACAACTCCATACTCTGCAATGCAACTTAAACTCACACCATTAGAAGCTGCTTATGTATAAACCACGTTTGAATGATTATGTTCAATGGACTAAAGGAGTAGAAGGATGGGTTTACTTTGTAGATCAATCTTATATTACCATTGAGACAAGAGTTATTCCCAAAGATGAACTTAATCTTCAAGCGTGTTCACTTCATAAGAATAACCGAGTGCTTGTCTTATGTTATCCTTATCAATGGGATGAATTAAAGGTTATAGGATATAGAAAGGATAAGTATTCAGAGGTTATGTGTAAGGTATGAAAAAGAAAAAAACACTGTGGAGATGGTGGGCAAAGTCATTAGGTGAGAAAGCATCCAAGTGTGATAAAGAGTCTGATAGAATCGCAATCATTCGTACTATTATCTTCGCAACCTATCTGATTACCAACTGTTTTATCATTGCTGGAGTAGTTAGACATTGGAATGATTGTGATACTGTTCAACAACAAAATCAATTAAAAATGTATTAAAAAATATATTTGTGTGATTTGTTTGGTTGTATAATGTTAGTGTTATATCCTTGTATTATTTGAATTAAGTGCTCTAAATGCTTATAAATGCCTCCAGTACCTTATAAACCCCTCCAGGTCTAAGTGCTCTAAATGCTTATAAATGCCTCCAGTACCTTATAAACCCCTCCAGGTCTTGTGAGCTAAGCGAGCGTAGCATAAGACTCGCAGTTCGTCAAGCCCCACCCCCGCAAATATCCCCAGACCGACACAAAAATTCACACAGACCTCATGCAATTATGTTATAACGTTACTGTGATACTTAAGTACGTTTTCTTTTTGCGTAACCCACTCTAAGTTTTTTGCATGGTTATTATGAGGGTTACCATCGATATGATTAACCACAAGACCTGTTATATCTTCAAGATTTAAATCACAATATTGATACGCTACAAGTCGATGTACAAAGAATTGTCTTGCAAAACCAGAGGTCTTATCCCACACACTGATACTTAAATAGGGACACCTAGACTGTTTGTTCCTTCTGAATTGCTTAAGTACTTTATTTTTTCTAGATATTACCTTACCATCATAAGTCGCACAATATCCTTCTAGAAGTGGATTTAATTCTCGTAGAGATCTCATTATAAAATCTAGTCTAAACATTATTTGTATTCTAACATAAAGCTAGACTAGAAATCAACTAGATTGCATATATATGTACTAGAAGCTCGACGAGAACTCACATCTAGTTTGCATCTCGTCGAGCTTTATGCTACAATATACTAGTATTCAATAAGCTCGACGAGTTATGTACGACGATTACGATCTCGACTACACATACACAAACGATTATGCGGATCTCGAAGAGTATTATACACAAGAGCTCGACGAGGACTATGCACGAGACGCGCATGATTATCAAGATCTCGCGTATCGTCATTATGCATGATACAATCTAGTACACATATGCATCTAGTACTATGATAGCACAGAAACGCCTAGTACGTGTACATTTAGACATCATGTGTTATGATGATCTAGATGTAGAACATATAGACTGGAAAGAATTATTAGATCTTGAAGGTGACGAAGAAGTCTATGCTAGCACCAAGGAATTTGATCCATTCTGATATTGTGACACTTTTATAACTGGACCAGTTATAATATTATAATACAATATAATGCTAGCGTTATATGTGACGATTCTAGAAGTGGCACAATCCCCCTTGTGGTGGGGGCGGAAATCGGTTATGTTACATTCGTCGCTGAGATTCCTGATGCTTCCTTCCTTCAACGCTCTCCAGTTTAACTCCAAGGAAGAACATTCTGCAGCACTGTATGATGCTTGCCTGCTGATTGTGAACACGTATAATCAAACCGATGTTTTGGATGGTTATGCTATCGACAATCACAAAGGTGGTGTGACTGCTTATGATTTCATGAAGTTTGCCCGCAATATTATTAATCAATTGGCGGAGGTGTGACAGTCTACAAGGTGGCACAAGACCCCTAGACTTCCTGCCCAATCCGTCCTACATTGCATTCGTTCCTGAGTTTTTGATTATGTGCGGTCCCGCTTTTGAATATACTTTCGAAGACTTCATTAATGATGCTTCGGAAGCCGAATGGAAAGAATGGGAAAGTGAGGCAAACCGTCTGGAATTGCCGCTGGATTATTATATTCAGGAGTTCGTGGGACAGTTGGGATAGTGGTACAAGGGGGGTTGCATTCGTGCTGCCCCCCTGTTATGTTTGATTCGTGGTTGAGGAATTCTCTACACCAACCTCCCACACCATTTGTTATGAAAACCACCAACACTTTCTACTGGACTTTCATCGACACGTTGATCTTCAACGTTGCTACCATCTCCGCAATCGTTGTGGGAATTGTACAGTTTGCTGTGCGTTCGTTCAATGAGAACAATGGCAAAGAAAAGACCCGTAAGATGATGCAAACTGTTCTGCAGTTCGTTGATACCATTGTGGATCAACTGCTGGCACAACTGAATGCTGATGTGCCGCCTGTGAAAGTGGCACAGAAGCGCACCAAGCGTTCCTGATTCCTGCTACATTACATTCGTTCCTGAGAGACAAACCATGTTTGATGAACTCTGGTCTGAGATTCAAGATGCTCCTGGTGAGATCTTTGACATGGACATTCCCGAACTGAAAGATGAAAAGTTCGATGTGAATGAGTACCTGAACGCAAACTACGATTACTGATGACAATGACTCTCACTTCGTTGACATTTGAGGAACTGGATGCCATTCTGGCACTCATTGAGTTTCATGATGATTGGAGTTTCGTGAGTGAACAACTGAATGTAGATGTTTCTGCATTGTATGACAAACTTTCTGAAATGAGGGATGAAGTCTGATGAACTATCTCACTCCTGACGATCTTAACAATCTGATTCGTTTGGTTGAAGATAACAACCAATACAATGACGATGAGGATAAAGAGTTCTGGGATGACATTCTGACTCGTTTGCAGCAACAGTACAACTTCGCACTCTACACTTCCTGAACCATGTGACAGTCCACAAGGTGGCACAAGACCCCTTGCAATTGCCCCCGATCTGATCCATACTGTATTTGTTGAGAGGGAAACCCCCAATGCGTAAGATCGAACAGCAGATGAACGCCGCCATTCGTGACTCCATCAACTGGAAGTCTGGCAACACTGAGGTTACCTTTGACCCTGAAACTCAAGAGTCTAAAGTGTTCCTGCACGGCAATCACATCGCCACCATTGGTGATGACTTCGTGCAAATCTTTGACGGTGGTTATCAGTCTGTGACCACCAAATCGCGCCTGAATGCTATTCTTCAAGAGCATGGAATCAAGGGCGAATGTGTGTTTCAACGCAACTTCAATTGGTTCGTCCACAAGTTCATCGGGCAGGCAGGAACTTCTCCTGTCTACAATGAATACGAATTCCAAGATGGGTTCATGTTCGCATAAAGAATCGGGGGGCGATTGCCTCCCTTTTTTTATACTTTCTTTCTTACTATTTCAAAGCTGCCCCAGTGGCGACCTTTTTCGTCTTCAGGGCTACCCCGCCCCTCCTTCGCTTGTGACCTTAGTATAAGACGCCACAGACCCCGTAGAGGGTCACCCTGTGCCAGTTCGTAAGGTGGCACCCTACCGCTTGTGCTGCCCCTGAATCCCTGGTATCTTAAGAGCATGAAGAACACCCACCTCGAACACCCCGAAGATACCATCCTCACGGGCGACCTGTCCGTTCTGGATTGGTTCGTGAATCCTGGTTCCCTGTCCGTTAAGATCGACGGTGCTCCCGCCATTGTATGGGGCATCGACCCTGCCTGTGGTGAATTCTTTGTAGGAACCAAGGCAGTCTTTAACAAGAAAAAGATTCGTATTGCACACAATCATGAAGAGATTGATGCATTCTATCAGGGTGAAGTTGCGCGTATTCTGCATTCTTGCTTTGATTATCTGCCTCGCGCAAATGCTATCATTCAAGGTGATTTTATTGGTTTTGGCGGTAGTGATGAGTATTGCCCCAATACGATCACTTACAAGTTTGGTGAGGTAGTTTCTCAAGAGATTATCATCGCTCCTCACACTTGCTATTATGCTGAGAGCGACCTTCGTGATGCAGTCGCAATGCCTGATCGTGCCGTCTGGAATGATACTGAAACGGTGAAGTTCATCAAACCTGATGCTTACATTCTGCACAATCAAGAGTCGTTCGCTGATGTAAAAGAGGTTGTAGATTTTGCCCGTCAAATGTCTACTACTGCTCAGTTCGTGAGTGAGAAGGAAGCAGCAAAGATCAAACAGCAGATCAACGCTTGCATCCGTTCGGGTGATCAGATCGTCGCAGAAGATTTCGATTGTGACGCTAACCTGATTCGTTTGTGGGCATTGGTAAAGAGCATCAAAGATGACTGCCTGTTTATCTGCCGCAATGACGGACCTGCAGCATACATCAATGGCAACCGTATTGATGCCGAAGGTTATGTGATGACCAATGAGTTTGGTATGTTCAAACTGGTGAATCGTGAGGTGTTCGCTTATCATAATTTCAACAGCGGACGGTTTCAGGTCGCATAAGCGACGCTAATGGGTCAGGGGGTTGACCTGCCCCCCAATCCAGGGTATTCTATGTTCACCAGGGGGGAGGAAGGAGGACCCCCCAAGGGCAGAGGTGAGGACTGCCCAACCTACTCTATTCGCCCGTGTCGATCACGGTAAACAAATGACCTACAAAACTGACGGTTCTGTTCATCACGGTGGTGTGAAGAATGAGGACCTCACCGTTCAAATCCTGAATGAAAAGCAAATCTACAGCGAAACTGTAGAGAAGCGTGGCGGCACTAAGTGTAAGGAAGATGCCGTCGCTGGTGATAAGAAGATCAGCATCAAGCGTAAGGAAGGCATCAGCAACGGTTCGTTTGATTGGTTCAACACCAGCGCCTACAATGACGTGCTGGGTGATACCTTTGACCACTTTCTTTCTAACATGAAAGAACTCCGTCAGATGCCCGAATCGCTGCGTTCTGATGAAGAATTTGTGCTGAAGATTCGCGACAGTTTCAATGCTCTCTGCGAACTTTCCCTGGATTCTCTCACCTCTGCACAAGTGATTGAGATTCTGCAGCGTGGTCTGATTGAGCACAATGCTGGGTTTGATCTGGTGATCAACGACACCAAGACTTCTGAACTTTATGTGTTCGCTGCAGAGCAACATCCTGCAGTCGGTTACATTCAGAAGGGTTACTCTGTTGTTCTCAAAGGCAACGGCAAATCTTCCCGCATGGTGTACTTTGTAGATGCTGAAGGGAATGTGTATGATTGCGGTCTGCGTTTGCGGGTGACCAGTAACAACGGCATCAATGCATTTCTGGGCGCCAGTAAGGCAAACCGTAACAGTCAAGTTGTCATCAAACTGCAGCAGGACAAGGTAGGTAAACTTCTGCAGGAAGTCAACGCCCGCTGTGACGCTTACTGAACTGTCCACCAGGGGGGCACAGACCCCCCTCCCTGCCCCTATACTAACTTCAGTTCAAACGAACCCAATGCCCGCCACCACCTACCAGACCAACCTCACCGACCGCACCTATAACGGTTGGACGAATTATGAGACCTGGAATGTTGTGCTCTGGATTGAGAATGATGAGGGCATTTATACCTTCATCCGTGAGAATGATATCTGCTGCTATGAGGATCTGCTTGAGGCATTCTATGAGTTCGGCACCAAAGAAACTCCCGATGGTGTGAAGTGGAACGACCCTAAGATCAACCGCGCTGAGATTAACGGCGACGTGTTTGATTTCTGATTCTGATTCTCACTTTCCCATCGCAAATTTCTGATGTTTAAACTGCTGGTTCTGGGTTGCGTCGCTTACACTCTCTGGGGTCCGCTGGAACCGATCCGCAGTGTGACGGCAAGCGCACTGCACACCGCAGGCGATATCGTCTCCCGCTGACCCTGTAGAATTCTTCCATACCAAGCAAACGACCCCATGCGCTTCGAAGTCCGTTACCAGACCCCCTACAACGCTTGTGAGTGGCGGTCGCAGTGGTTCACCAGTAAAGAGGAGGCAGACCGCATGGTAGACTTCTACCGCTCCTGTGGTTCTCCCTCTCACATCGCCCCTAGCAGTCTGGCGCAACTCGAACGCTGATACAATGGGAACGGCAGCGCCCCTAAAGACTCCGCCAACCTTTCTACCCGAATTCCAAATGACCCGCGACCTTGCCCTGTCCCTGCTCCGCCAAGGTAGCAACGGGGACAGCATCCTGCAGATCCTGGATACCATCACCAGCGACGTTGAGCAGGCAGGCATCGCTGACTGCGCCGCCCATTATGCGGCAATCAGCGCCCCGACCGCCGATCCGATCCAGTTCTGAATCTGACCACCAGACCCCCACGGTTCGCCGCTGGGGGTCTTATACTATGGGAACCAAAGCAAACGACTCATGACCCTGACCGAAGCGAACCTAATCTGGAATGCCTGCTACGGCGACGACCTCAACAGCGATGGTTGGGCAACCTACACCAGCGCCCAGAGGCAGCAGGCGATCGAAGTCCGCGACGCTCACGCCAACGGCGGCTGGGGCGTGTGGGACATCAGCGACCGCCACTGACCCCGACCCTCCTATGGCATCCCCAATCAAGGTACGCGACGCCCGCCGCCAGTTCCTGAAGGCAGGAGCAACCATCAAATCAGGGGGCAGTCACGACAAGGTGACCCATCCTAGCATCCCCCAGACCTTCCACCTTCCGACTCACGGCAGCAAGGGACGCCCGACTCTCTCCCCTGGCATGACCCACGAATTCCACAAATTTCATGCCCTGCTCCTAGCAGCACGGGACGCCTGATCTGCTACAATACTCTCAACCGCAACGAACCCCATGACTCACACCATCTCCAACGCCGACGCCCAACTCCTGCAGACTGCTGATGTGATCACCTGGGATTGCTTCACCCCTAGCATGATCCGCCAGATGCACGCCACCCCTGACGGTGCTGAGATCCTCCGCCTGATCGTCCGCGACAACCTGCAGGGCGCTGCTGATAAGATCGCCAACGCCCTCTGGCCCAATTCCTGAACCGCACACTGGGGGCCGCGATGCCCCCCACCGACCCGCTATACTGACTTCAGTTCAGACAACCTCTCATGACCCGCTACGACGTGTTCTGCCCCTCCGCTCCTTGGGAGAACACCACCACCGACGCCGACCGCGCCTGGCTCCTGTGCCTGGACCTCTCTGAAGAGTACGGTTACGCTCAGGTCCGCTGCAACGGGGTCATCATCGGAGACTACACCAACGGGCAGTGAGCCCCCCCCCCGATCTGCTACAATACTCTCAACCGACACCTCCCCCACCGATGACCAACCACACCTGGGCCGACAACGCGATGCGCTGCGCCGCTGCCCGCGCTGCCGCCCTGCGTCCCTTTGAGCACGAGTCCTGGGCACACTACCGTCAGCAGCGGGAGCGGGAGACTCTGACCGCCCTGTGGCATCTCTACTGGGATCATGAGGTCGCCTTTTGACCTGCTA